ACCGGGAGATTATGCAGTATCATCAGGAGACAACACACCAAATTTTACGATGCTGTCAACTCTCAGAAAAAGAGCATGGGAACATGACTACTTTACAGCTAACCTACCTTTCGCACAAAAAGGAGCTAACGTTACAATTCCTCTAACAGGATCGGACGTTGAAGTATTTCAAAATGCTGGGCCAGGCGGCGGCAACATCACAGCAACACCGGGAAACATTCCTTACGTTCAATCAAATTCAGATAATGCGTCTATTCCGGCCGATCATCTTTATGCAGATACATCGACGATGACAGGAACTGCAACAATGAATGATCTCCGCAGAGCTGAGGCATTACAGAAATGGTTAGAAGCAAATGCTCGCGGTGGTACTCGTTACACAGAACACATAAAGCACATGTTTGGAGTGTTCTCATCCGATAAGAGATTACAAAGACCGGAGTACATCACTGGATCAAAAAGTCCTATCGTTATCTCAGAAGTTCTTAACACAACAGGAACAACGGATTTACCTCAGGGCAATATGTCCGGTCACGGATTAGGAGTTACATCAGGGTATCAAGGTTCATACTTCTGCGAAGAACATGGCTGGATCATAGGCATCCTTTCAGTGTTACCAAAAACAGCATATCAGCAAGGCATGCCAAAAATGTTCAGGAGAGAATCACCGTTAGATTTCGCGTGGACACAGTTTGCAAACATCGGAGAACAACAGACCAGACTCGAGGAAGTTTATGCATACACAACAGGAGCAACAACAGACACATTCGGTTATTTACCTCGATATTCTGAATACAAGTATATGCCATCACGTGTAGCTGGTGACTTTCAATCAACATTAGATTTCTGGCACATGGGCCGCATATTCGATGCAGCTCCATCACTCAATGAATCATTCGTTAGCTCAGATCCTACAAACAGAATCTTTGCAGTGCAAGATGAAACCGATAACCTCTGGGCACATCATTTAAACAGAGTGACCGCGTTCAGGCTACTACCTAAATACGGCACACCAAGATTAAGCTAATGAGTAAAACGCAATGCATGACACCTATCTTCCACAAGGAGAAAGGAAAAAAAAGTTACGACGCATATCCATGCGGCAAGTGCCCAGCTTGCCGCTCTCGTCGTGCATCCTCGTGGTCGTTCAGGTTAATGCAAGAAGAAAAACACTGCCTATCCGCTTACTTCATAACTATGACTTATGCAGAAAAAAATGTCCCTCGTACGCGTAACGGGTTCATGGAAATTCGTCGTCGAGATTTACAACTATTCTTCAAACGTCTCAGGAAAATGCAGAACTCAAAGCGTTACTGTAAAAAAGCGAACGTTCCATACATCGAACAACCGATCAAGTATTTCGCTGTGGGTGAATACGGTGGAAGATTTAAGCGTCCGCACTATCATGCTATCATGTTCAATGCCTCCGCTGAATTAATAGAACGTGCCTGGACTAAAGGACATGTTCACTATGGAGACGTATCAGGGCCAAGTGTCGGTTATACTATGAAGTATATTACTAAACCAACAAAAATTCCGGTTCACCGGAATGATGATAGAACACCAGAATTCTCGCTAATGTCGAAAGGTCTGGGGGAGTGTTACCTTACCGCGAATATGATCTATTACCACAAAAAACTCAATCCTAATGCAGTCGTCGCAGATCGTTGTCGAGTACGTACTACGGACGGTCACACTATTGCTATGCCTCGCTATTATCGCGATCGGCTTTACTCGAGAGAGGAACGAAAAGTAATATCCTACTATCAAAAGCAGGACGCATTGCGGCAAGAATTACTAAAAACAGCGGATCAGCTGTTCAATGAGAACGAAACAAAAAAATTCAAACTCAATCAAATCGGTTATGACAAAAACGTTAAAGAAATCCAGAAGCAGAAAATGGAAAACGGCATACAATGCCGAGGAATTTCCAAAGGGTTACGAAAAGCCTCGAGGCGAATCGTTAACAATACCAGATCAAAGTATGTCTCTCAAAACTCTGTTAGAAAGGTTCACAAGAGGACTGCCCTTGCCTAGTGCATCAGGTTACGGTCCTGAACAATACTATGGAGACGATGAAGATTATATGATCAATCCTGCTACCCTTGATATATCGGAGAAACATGAATTAATTGATCAACAAAAAATCAAAGTCAATGAAATCGCTAAAGCAATCACCGAGCAACAACAACAGGAGATGGAAAAGATCAGAGCTGCAAAAGCAGAACAAGAAAGTAAAAAAGATTTACCAAAAATGGACACAGCTCAGCCTACCACTAAATGATGAATATTATAGATTAAAAGATGGGTGGTACACAGTTGAGAATTCAAACCAGAAGCCCGGAAATGCTCCTAAAATTCAATCATCCTGAAAAACCTGCGCATGTAATGCGCAATAAAATGGCCGAAGGCGGGCCGAAGGAAACGCGCACACCGTGCGCATAGTTTCCCGGCCCTAAAAAACCTAGCACTGTAATACTTGATATACAGTGCTAGATGACACCAAAAAAAAGCTCTTTTTTTTTAAAAACGCTGAAACCCAAGCCCAGAGCGCGATGCGAGTGCGAAGCCCTCGAAGCGCAGCGGAGAGGGCCGCCGAGCTAGATGCGCCGCAAGGCGCACGGCTGTTACCGGACAATGCAATGTTGCATTGTCCGCTGGAGAGAAGCAGAGGAGAACGGCCCAAACCGACGACGCAAGCCGCACCAAGGAGGGAACGAGGGAGGCACGACCGACTGACCGACCAAGGGGCCGGCATGCGGAGGAGGGCCGGCCGTTCCCGAAGCGTGGGCAACAGCAGACAAACAAACAATAACATGTCTAAAACTAAAAAACTATGGCACTTGATCCTACTATGCTCGCTGGCCTTGTATCTGGCGGCTCAAATATTGTGGACGCAGGCATGCAAGCTATTGCGAACGCAAAAACGTGGAAACACACAAAGCAAATGTATAATCGACAAAGAGCTGATGCTTTATCAGACTGGAATATGCAGAACGCGTATAATGCTCCAAGTGCTCAAATGGAGCGGCTCAAAAATGCCAAGCTTAATCCTAACCTCGTTTACGGCACGGGAGTTCAAGCCTCTGGCCTTAGTAGTCCTGTTCGGTCGTCGGCCGGATCAGCGCCGACGCAACAAGCTCCGTCTTTCAATCTTGGAGGTGCATTTCAGACCATGTATGACACAAAGATGAAACAGACACAGATCGACACAATGAAAACAGTTCAGGATTTAAATGCAGCAAAGAAAGCCCAGGTCATGAATGATGCTATAATGAAAGCGCAGCAAGCTGACTACATTACTACAAAAAACGCACGGGAGAAGATCGCTGTTAATCTCGCTGGGAGTACATTCGGTTATAACGTTGAAGCAGCAAGATTGAAGAACGTACAAACTCAGACCAGTATTGACAAGATGGTTCAGGATATAACGTTCAGTCAATCGGAGAACATACGCAGGGAATTTCTCGCAGCTGGAACATTTCAGGAAAAGATGCAACATATAGCGTTAATGGTTGCGCAAGAAGCTGCAGCTCGTCAAGGAATACAGTTGAGCAAGGATATGCAGCAAAAGATAATCGCTGAAACTGACATCCTCGGAACTACGCAACTCGGCAAGGATTTGAATAACCAGATGATGAAAAAAGTTCTCGACAATTTCACTATGGATCAGATACGCAAATGGATCGGCACATTCATGGGAGGATTTCAACAATTGATGAAATAATATTATTTTGTTCACTAAACAAATCTTTACACTATGGCTTACCGACACAGTTCGAGGCGAAGCTTTCGGAGGAAAAGACGAAGCTTTCGTGGCCGCGGAAAAACGAGAAAGAGCCGACGTTACTTCGTCGCTCGAGGCGGAATCCGGCTATGAAAACCCAACGGGACGCAAGCAGCGTCCCTTTTTCTTGTTCACTATTTATTCACATAAAAATTCACAAAACAATGAAGAACATTTTCAACACGATTGCCCTCCATAAACCGAAGGGCAATCTATTCGACTTAACGCACGACGTTAAGCTGTCGCTCAAGATGGGAGACCTTGTCCCGGTTTTCTGCATGGACTGCATCCCGGGAGATCGCGTCAAAATTGGAGCTGAGAACGTAATGAGATTAGCACCAATGATTGCACCACTTATGCACAGAGTTGACGTTTACTGCCATTATTTCTTCGTCCCTAATAGAATCCTGTGGGGACAATGGGAACAATTTATAACAGGAGATTATCCTAACAGCTCAGACGGAACAAGCTCAGACATTACACCTCCGTACATGACAGTAGGCCCGGACAGCGGACGTTATTCCAAGCTGCTTAATTACATGGGAATTCCTCCATTTGGAAACGGAGATCAAAACCAAGACAGCAACATCAGCGCATTGCCTTTCGCAGCTTATGCAAAAATCTATGATGATTATTACAGAGATCAAAACTTGATTGATCCACTCATTGCACCGGGAGATTATGCAGTATCATCAGGAGACAACACACCAAATTTTACGATGCTGTCAACTCTCAGAAAAAGAGCATGGGAACATGACTACTTTACAGCTAACCTACCTTTCGCACAAAAA